TCCGTCACCATGCGTCACTGTCGATTGGCGCAAGAACAATTCTGTTTTTGTCCAAGCCCACTCTTGGTTGCTAGCCGCAAGGGGCTTGACCTATTTTTTTGTCAGCAGTAAGGTGGCCGAGGGCTAGTGTATGCAGCACGAAAGGGAAGCCTTGACACCTTCCTTGCCCCATCTCCCTCCGTGTCATCAGCCTGGTCAGGGCTGCCCCTCCTGACTCGGACTCCAGCCGTTACCAAGGGCCTCGTTGTGGCCGCGTGGAACTAAAGCAACATCAAAAGAGGGGAGCACGGTCCCACCCTGACCGCCCCGACGGTGACACGCTGAAACCCCAGCGAGTCCTCGAAACGGAAGAATGACCGGGCAAGGCTCATCGCCTTGTGTAGACAGTAAAACTCAGAGAAAAGAGTTTTGAAATCCTGTCACCGGAAAATGGGTGGGTTGTGCCTGAAAAAAATAAGGGGTTGGAATGTCATCATCGGAAATGCTGAAGCTCAAAGTGAGGCGCACGATGTTGCTCCGAAACTCGATTCTTGCTGAGCATGTCGAGAGTCGAATTGCACAGATGGAAGGGTTAAGCCGAGAGGAATCTGAGAGGGCGGTCCTTTTGGAGATGCACATCTTCCATCCTGACGATGAAACCCTTCTGAGGCGCTGGCTTACCAAAATTGATTTTGAGGGCTCTCACCCGGACTCTGACGGGGTTGAGGACTTGATTGCCAAAGCAAGGTTTGACGAACAAGCTCGGGAATACTTTTTGGACCGAGCAAAGAAGGAGGTGGGTCATGTTGGATGATGAAATGTGGGCAGATTTTGTGCAGCACCGGAAGGAAATCAAGAAGCCGCTCACGGCAGTTGCTCAGAAACGCATGAGGATGCGGCTGGAACGATTCGCGCAGGAAGGGCAGGATGTGAATGCCCTGCTGGAGAAATCCATCCTGAACGGCTGGCAGGATGTGTGGCCCGACAAGGGCGAGGCCAGGCCAGCATCTCACAAGCTTTATGTGGACAGCTCTGCGACGACGACAACGCCCGAAGTGGCCCGCTCGGCCGTCCGGGACTCAATGCAACTTCTCAGAGGTGGGAAAAAATGAATATCAATGACTATCAGGCCGCAGTGGCCGACTTTGCGATTTACGAACATGCAGGCACCGGAAACGACCAGGAGCTCATGTACCTAGGCTTAGGGCTGGCGAGCGAGGCTGGAGAGGTGGCAGGGAAAATCAAGAAGCTTTACCGGGACGGGGTGCTGTTCAACGAAGACGTAGCCAAGGAGCTAGGCGATTGCTTCTGGTATCTCGCCATGCTCTGTCGGGCGATTGGATACTCTGCGGATGATGTGCTAGCCATGAACTATGAGAAACTGGCCGCACGCAAAGCCAGAGACACATTGGATGGTGAAGGCGACAACAGATAACTGGGTCAAGGTCAGCAACTACTGCATCAGGTGGGGTGAATGGACAATCAGCAAAAACGGACAGACGTACGCAGCGTACTTGCGAAAGCGGGTTATGTGGGTCGGGAGCGACCCGAAACAAGCCCGGAAGTGGGTGAAGGAGGCCTCCCAGACGAGCGAAGAGTTGAGCGGGCGCTCGACTTTCTTTGCAGAACTGACGGACCCTATGCTAGGGCCACCGCCCGGCTTGCGGCTGCAGAACTCCGAGTCAAGCAAGCCCGAGAAATAGCCTTTCTGGAGGCTGACGGGACCCAAGGGGAGCGGGCGGCCAAGGCCCTCTCTAGCGACGGGGTGAAAGAAGCATCAGAAGCCCTTGAGAAGGCCATAGAGCAGAAGGAGCTGCTCAAGGCCCAGAGGACTACTGCAACTGTGGTCATTGAGGTCTGGCGCTCCCTGAACGCGAACCAGAGGCGGTCATGAAGCCGTACCGCAATCGGAAATATCTGAACGAGGTTGCGGGCCTGATGTGCTGCCAGTTGTGCGGGGTGATGGACGGCACCATCGTCCCGGCACATTACAGCGGGCTTTACTCAAACAGCATTGGCAAAGGCATGGGCCAGAAGGCGGCTGACCACTGCGTAGCGGCCCTCTGTGCTCGGTGTCATGCCGACTTTGACGGGTATCACGCTGGCAACAATGACGAGCGGGCAGCCAGGTTCATGACAGCAATTCTGAAAACACAGCACGCACTTTTGCAGAACGGGGTCTCAATTGAGGCGCGTCGCGAAGACTGACAAGAATCAGCAGGAAATCATGGACGCTCTGCGGCAGGCTGGGGCGGAGGTGACAAGCCTCCACCAAGTGGGCGGTGGGGTGCCTGATTTACTGGTAAGCTTCCGTAATAAATGGCACCTTTTGGAGGTTAAGGACGGCAGCAAACCGCCAAGTGCCAGGATGCTGACCGACGACCAACGGCAATGGATGGTTAAACAGAGGGCCTCAGTGTGGGTGGTCAAGTCCCCAGAGGAGGCTCTGGATGCGATAGGAGCACCACAATGCCCATGAAAAAAGGCTCAAGCCAAAAGACAATATCCAAAAACATCAAGATGGAAATGGGTAAGGGCTATCCGCAGAAGCAAGCAGTCGCCATGGCCCTGAACGCTGCTGGAAAATCCAAGAAAAGCAAGAAAAAATGAGGTATCCTTAGGCCAACCTTGGGCCGTTTGCGGCCCTCTTTTAAGGGTAAAACGATGGACATTCCGAAACTCAAGGTTTTGTTGCAGACGCCGCCCTACGACACCATGACGGACGATGAGCTTGTCGTGGCGCTGAATTCCCCCACGGTGAAGGTGCAGGGCAACATAAGCAAGGCCACCCTTCTCCAGTGGGCGGGCGCGAATGCGGGGTTTACAGCCATTAACTCCGCTGCCACTTATTCGGCGGGGACCCCGGAACAAAACATCGCTGTTCAGAATGCGGGGATGGCCGCGCAAGCTTTGTTCAATGGCGGAGATGTTCCTGAGTTCAATACGGGTAGTTTCGAGAATCAGTCGATGCTCTCTCTGTTCGTGATGGTAGGGCTTATGACCCAGGCCGAGATGGACTCACTGATTTCTCTGGGCGCTACAATGCAAACCCCCGAGGAGGTGGCGGGAGTCGGCGGATACGTGAACTACGGCGATATTGCCGAGGCGAGGGCTTCGTAATGGCGACTACTACGACGAATTATGGGTCGAATACTACCATTACGATGGACTTGGCCAACCTCGGTTCAAGTTCGACTTTTGTAGCGGGGTATGAGAGTGCGCAGATAGACAATACTACGAACAAGTTTCTCGATGCTATTGTTCAAGGCGCAGTTTCTGTTGGCACCACTCCTACAACCAATACGTCCATCAATGTATATGTTTATGGCTCTAACACCAGCCTAGCAACTACCCCGATTGATGTGTTGGACGGCACTGCGTCTGCCGAAACACTCACTAATACAGGTGTTCTGTATTCCGCGCTTCGGCTCGCTGCGGTAATCAGCGTGCTTGCGAATACCTCTGATGTCGCCTACGACGTCGCTCCTTTCTCAGTTGCCCAGCTTTTTGGCGGAGTGCTTCCAAAGTATTGGGGGCTCTATGTAGCGCACAACACGGGCGTCAATCTTCGTAATACTGCGGTAAACACAGACGCCTTCAGTTACTACGGTGTCAAGTACGACATCGCATAAGGCGAGACCATGGCCGCTTATTTTGACGGGTCAACGTCTTATGGTTACGAGGCAGGGCTTCTGCCGTCCACGGCATTACCGTTTACTTTATCTTGCTGGATTAAACCAGATTCAACTACGGGGTCTGACCGAGGGCTAGTCCGGCTTGGGTCTCTTGCTTCAGCAGCCGCAAACAGAGAATGTGCTCGCCTTTACCTTCAGAGTACCGGCCGTCTAGCATTTCAAATTGCTAACAATAGCGGTGTCAACAACGCTTTCGGCGGCACAGTCAATGGAGGGCAATGGAATCATTGTTTAGGGCTTTATCCCCAGTTGAACTTAAAACTTGCGTACTTAAATGGAACCCCAGGCTCACCAAATACTGGCATTAGGGCGCTCCCTACCGACACTACAAATCTTGCAATTGGGGCGTCCGTTTATAACTCACTTGGGACCATTGACGAATACTTTGCCGGGGCTATAGCCCACGTTGCCATTTGGGATGAAGCCCTTTCCACCGGAGAAATAGTCGCGTTGGCCTTGGGGAGCGCGGACCCGAAAACCATTCGTCCTAACGCACTTAGGTATTACAACCCGCTTGTTACGCCCATAAACGCGCCCTCCGAAACCGTAGTAGACCATGCGTGGTCTTCGTGGAATCAAGCAAAATATCCATACATTAACGGAGACCCTGGGTCCCAAAGTTTTGTAAACATCGCCCGCACGAGTGATAACCCACACATCGTACTTCGCCACCCTCTACGGCAAGAAACAAAAATTGCATTTGAGCCGGCAGCGCAGAATAATTCGCCAATCTTCTATCATCAGCGACAGCAACAAGGGATGGCCTCATGATTTTCCTGAAGCAAAGCACAGCCTCCCAAGAAGTCCCGCTTGGCTATTTTGTTGACTCGACGGACGGCAACACTGAAGAGACTGGGCTGACCATCGCGAACACGGACATCAAGGTCTGGAAAACCGGCGCTACGACCCTGGCGAACAAGAACAGCGGTGGCGCTACGCACATCTCCAATGGCATCTACTACGCGGTCCTTGATGCCACGGATACGGATACTCTCGGGCCTCTGGTCATTTTTGTGCATGTTTCAGGGGCTCTAACAGTCCGACTCGAATGTTGTGTGCTGGCCGCGAATGTATATGACTCCCTCGTGGGCGCAACAGATAAGCTGGACGTAAATACGGCAGAAATCGCGGGGTCCAATGTTTCGACAAGTTCGGCTCAGATTGGCGTCAATGTGGTCAACGCTGGCGGCACTGCTTGGGCTTCTGGCGCAATCACTTCTGGCGTGTTTGGTTCTGGTGCTATCACTGCCGCTGCTATTGCTGCTGATGCTATCGGGGCGTCCGAGTTGGCGGCGGATGCGGTCACAGAAATAGCCGCAGGCGTCTGGAACTCTGCTAGGGCGACTTACACCTCCGCAGGAAGCTTTGGCGAGGGCGTGGCGAGCGTGCAGGGCAACGTCACTGGTTCTGTCAACAGCGTTACGACTGGCGTGACGGTCACGACCAACAACGACAAAACCGGCTACAACCTGACCCAGTCCTTCCCAACCAACTTCGCTGCGCTTTCCATCACCGTAGGCGGGGAGGTGACGGTTGGAACAAACAATGACAAGACTGGCTACACCCTAACGGTCACACCCCCGACTTCCGCAGACATTGCTGATGCGGTTTGGAATGAAGATTTGTCGGGCCATGCGACAGCCGGAAGCGCAGGCAAGGCATTGTCTGACGCGGGCGCTGCTGGAGACCCGTGGAGCACTGCGGTGCCAGGTGCTTATGGCGCAGGAACGGCTGGCTACGTCCTTGGTACCAATGTTGATACTACAATCAGCAGCAGAAGCACCCTGACTGCCGCAGCCGTCAACACTGAGGTTGTTGATGCCCTGAATACAGACACCTATGCAGAGCCGGGCAGCGGAGCCCCTGGCGCCACAATCAGCCTGGCCCAGAAGATTGGCTACCTCTACAAGGCTTTCCGCAACAAGGTCACGCAAACCTCGACCGAATACACCTTGTACGCGGACGACGAATCCACTGCGCACCAGAAGGCTACGGTCAACGACGACGGCACGACCTTCACCCGAGGTGAAGTTGGCGGCCCCTGATGGATACGCCAAGTAAACGATTTAGCGCCATACACATCGCCCTCCCCTTTCGTGGGGCGGGCTACATCCCTGACGGCACGACAGACAGGCAAGCCGTTGCCTTCTTGTACGAGGGCATCTCTGCGATTCCCCCCGCCCCGCCAGTCCCTGTTGCCAAGCCGGGCGGTATCGGCCATGGGAAGAAGGCAAAATATCCGAAACGTGTATCTGTCAACGGGAAGGTTTACACTGTCCGCAGCGTGGCCGAGGAGCGTCGGTTACTTGAAGAGATTGCAGCTCAGAATCGAGAGCAGGCCGCAATCCTCAAGGCGCTGGGCGACGAGGTTTCTGCCAAACGGGCTGAAAAAAAGGCCGTGGCAGTCCAAGCCAGAGTGGACACAGTCGCAATTGCACACGAGCAATGGCTCGCAAAACTGCGGCAGGATGATGAAGAACTGCTTTTGTTGCTGACAGCGTAAAGGAAAATAAACATGGCAATGAACATTCCGAACTATCTTTCGGGGCCGTACCAAGGCGGCTACCACGTTCGATTTCAGGAAATGGGCACCCCCCAAGCCAAGAATTTTTACAACATTGACCCCGCAACCTTTCCGTTCTGGAGAATGCGCAATCAGCTTGATGCGCCAGGGATTTACACGCCCGGCCGGCCCAAGTACACGCCCTACCAGAACGTACACCAAGAGAGCCCGGCGGGGATTTTTATGCCAAGCGGCCGAAATCTTTACCCAATTTCAGACGCTACGGGCTGGCCCCAGGACCCGCTTTCTCAAGAAGGGCTTGCCAATAGCTATTTGACGCAAAGCTTTCCCCGTAAGATGCCGGACGCATCAAATTTTGAGGGCCGCCCCGGCGCTTACAATCGCGCTATGCGACGCTACGCGACTGCCGCAGAAAATTATGGCATTCCGATGATTGCCTACTATCACCCTCGATTTTCCGCCCCGAGAAGGGTTTCGGCCCAAACCGGCGGATTGCTGGGCGTCTAATGCCGGGACTGCTCGACAAAGATGTGATGCCCTGCAACAAACCTCGCAGGACTCCGTCACATCTTAAGAAGAGCCATGTGGTCAAAGCCTGCTACGGCGGGCAGGAGAAACTCATCAGATTCGGTGAGCAGGGCGCGAAGACGGCAGGGAAGCCCAAGGCCGGAGAGTCAGAGCGTATGACGCAGAAGCGCAAAAGCTTCAAGGCCAGGCACGCCAAAAACATTGCCAAGGGCAAAGGGTCTGCGGCGTACTGGGCGGACAAGGTGAAGTGGTGACTACATCGTCGATGTTTCGATGGCAATGCTGAACATCACCAGCCAAGCGCCAATGAAAACGACAGCAGCAAGCAGCTCGACAAGCAGTTTATTCATGACCATCCCCCACAAAAATGTCGAGAGAGGATAGCACTTAACGACAAAAGTGCAAGACATTTCTCGATAGTAAAATGATGCCAAATTATGTTGAATAAAAATGAGTTGAGGATTGACACAAATGGGCGCGCCACTCGGAAACAAGAACGCAGTCAAGAACCGCATCTGGAGTGATGCCATTCGCAGGGCAGTGCTTCAGGGCAAGCGGTTGGACAAACTTGCAGAGGCCATCATCACGGCAGCAGAGGGCGGCGACATCACTGCCTTGAAGGAAATCGGAGACCGGCTGGAGGGCAAGGCGACACAGGTGATGGCTGGAGAGAACGGCCCTGTCGAGCTTGTCATCACTTGGGCGAAGGAAGCGCAGAAGGCGGAATAGTGGTCATCACCATTCCCTACAGCCCTCGGGAGCTGCAGGCCGAGTACCACGGCAGAACCCAACGCTGGGCCATGACTGTCTGCCATAGACGGTTTGGCAAGACAGTGATGGTCTTGAACGACCTCATCCGGGATGTGCTGACCTGCCCCAGACCGAATCCCCGAGCAGCTTACCTCGCGCCCTTGTACCGGCAGGCCAAGGCGGTCAGTTGGGATTATGTGCAGGAGTTCACGCGGGGCATACCTGGGATGACCTATAACCAAGCCGAGCTGCGGGCTGACTTCCCCAATGGCGGGAGGCTGAGCCTCTACGGCGCTGACAGTCCTGACAGTCTCAGAGGAATTTACCTCGACGCCGTGGCCTTGGACGAATACGCCCAAATGTCCGGCAGGGTCTGGGAGGAAATCATCCGCCCTACCCTCAGTGACAGAAAGGGCCGGGCCACCTTCATCGGCACTCCCATGGGCCATAACTCCTTCTATAAGCTCTTCGAGGCCCACAAGGACGACCCGGACTGGTTCATCCGAGTCCACCGAGCCAGTGAGACCGGCTATGTGGATGCTGAAGAGCTGGCAGACGCCCGCAAGCAAATGTCCGAGGAGCGGTATGCGCAGGAGTTTGAGTGTTCATGGACTGCTGCGATTCAGGGCAGCTACTACGGGCGGCTCCTTGAGGAAGCTGAGACGAAAGGCCGCATTAGAACCATCAATGCTGACCCTGGTTATCCGGTCAGCACCGCATGGGACTTAGGCATCGGGGATTCCACGGCAATCTGGTTCTTCCAGCACATCGGCCCCGAATACCGGTTCCTTGACTACTACGAGGCGTCCGGCGAGGCCCTCTCCCATTATGCTCAGGTTCTGCTGGAGAAGGCCCGCGAGAACCGCTGGACATATGGGGAGCACATTCTCCCGCATGATGCCCGGCAGCGGTCTTTGGACACCGGGAAGGCCCGAGTGGACACCCTCGCAGAACTGTTAGGCACGAGGCCAGTGGTGCAGGCTCAACATAAGATTGAGGATGGCATCGAGGCGGTACGCAAGATGCTGCCAAACGCATGGTTTGACCGAGGGAACTGCTCGCACGGGCTGGATACCCTGAGGCACTATCGCGCTGAATATGACGAGGTCAGGCGGACATTCAGGTTGAGGCCAGTGCATGACTGGGCAAGCCATGGCGCTGACGCTTTTCGGGTCTGCGCAATGCACAAACCTGTCAAAGCCCAGCGGTGGGAGCCGCTCAAGTACAGCAACAAAGGAATTTTGTGAACGTCCAATATCTGGCCAAGCGCCTAGCGGAATTGCAAGCCCAGATTCAGGCGCTCATAATCCGCATTGACGCAATCGAAAAACGCAAGGGGCCGAGAAAAAATGGCAAAGCTGACTGACTCAGAAATCCTGTCTCGGGCTCAGTCTGAAGTCACCTCCACCATCGGGCGGTGGGGCTCCGAAATCTCCAATGAGCGGGCGGCCGCCCTCGATTATTATCTTGGCGAGAAGTACGGCGATGAGGTGGACGGGCGCAGCCAGGTTATCACCCGCGAGGTTATGGAAACGGTTGAATGGATTCTGCCGAGCCTCATCCGTATTTTCTCCGACGCCGACAATATGGTGTCTCTTGACCCCGTGGGGCCAGAGGATGAGGAGCAGGCCGCACAGGAAACTGATGTGGTCAATTATGTTTTCTGGAAACAGAATAAAGGCTTCTACAACGTATACACCTTCCTGAAGGATGCACTTCTGTCCAAGACCGGCATCTTGAAGGTCTGGTGGGAAGACAGGGAAGAAGAGGAGCGCGAGGAATACGAGGGCATCGACCCTTTCGGCCTTGAGCAGCTTTTGGCAGACCCCACCGTTGAGCGCGAGCCCATCGACATCAGTCAGGACGAAAACGGGGTCATCTCCGTTGCCTTCAAGACCAAGCGCAAACGCGGTCAGATTCGGATTGAGCCCGTCGCCCCTGAAGACTTCGGCATCACGCGCGACGCCTCCAGCCCGTATGCAAAGGACGCCCGCTCCTGTTATCACCGGGTGCGCAAGACGAAGAGCGAACTGCTTGCGGCCGGATACGACCGGAACCTGGTCAACTCCCTACCCACCTCTGACGACGTTGAGACGCCGGAAGAGATTGCCCGCGACCGCTTGGACGATGAGGGCATGGCCCCTGTCTATGTCCGAGACGAATACTGGATAACGGAAGTCTATTTCTCTGCCGACCGCAACGGCGACGACATGGATGAGCTGCTGAAAGTCACATACGCCGGAGACCCGGACGGCGGCGGCTCCGCAACCCTGCTGGACATCGAGGAAGTGGACCGCATCCCCTTCTGCACCGCCTCGCCCATCATTCTGACCCACAAGTTTTATGGGCTCTCCATCGCTGACCTCACGATGGATTTGCAGCACATCAAGTCAACTCTGCTGCGTCAGGTACTAGACAACACCTACCTTGCAAACAACTCCCGCACGGTGGTAAATGACGAATTTGTGAACATGGATGACCTGCTGACCTCGCGGCCGGGCGGGGTTATCCGGGTGCGGGGCGAGCAGCCAGTCGGCGCATACCTGACCCCGCTCCCGCACTCTTCGCTGCCTCAAGAAACCTTCCCGCTCATGGAATACATAGACGGGCAAATCAAGCAGCGCACGGGTGTTGGCGATGAGGTTGCGGGGCTGGACAAGAACTCCCTTGCGAACGTAAACACCGGAGTTGCTGCGCTGGCGTATGACGCAGCGCGCATGAAGATTGAGCTTGTCGCCCGCATCATGGCTGAAGTGGGCTTCGTGCCCCTGTTCCAAGACATCCATCAGCTCCTGAGCATGCATCAGGACCAGGCCATGACAGTCAAGCTGCGCAATCGCTGGGTTCAGGTAGACCCCGGCCGCTGGCGTGACCGTGTAGACATGACCGTGAAAGTCGGCATGGGCAACGTCTCCCGCGAGCGCAGGGTTATGGGCCTGCAGCAGGTGATTCAGCTCCAGCAGGGGCTTGCGCAAGCAGGCGCTATGGGCTCCCTCATCAACCCAGAGAATATGTGGATGGCCCACAAGGAACTGATGGACGCAATGGGCCTTGAGCCAGAATTGTTCTTCATGGACCCCAAAACCGCTCCGCCCCCGCAGCCTCCGCAGCCTGACCCGCAGCTTGAAGTTGCCGCAATGCAGGCGCAGGCCATGATGCTTGACGCTCAGAGCAAGATGGCGCGGGCGCAGGTAGACGCCCAGAAGGCGCAGGCCGAGCAGCAGATGGCGCAGGCGCAGATTGCCCTGAAGGCCCGAGAGTCCGAGCTGAAGAACCAGATTAGCCAGCTCGAAGTGCAGTTGAAGGGCATGCGAGACAAGTCAGACTCTGACAACAAGATTCTGTCGATGGAAGTCGAAATGAAGCGTCGGGCGACCGAGAACAACCTGAAGCTGCTGCAGATTCAGTTGGCCGAGATGTCCAAGCAGAAGGACCGCGATTTGGACAAGTACAAAGCTGACCAGGACGCCTCGATTGAGCTGGCCAAGATGACCATGCAGGAGGCCAACGACATCCTGCCCGGCGGCATGCTGGTTGAGGATGATTCCCTGCGGAAGATGTTTGCATTCGGCGATGAGGAGCCGGAGACAATTGTCGAGGAGGTGATTACGGTTGAGCCAGAGCCAGAGGCCGCAGTGGTCATTGATGTGCCGGCTGAACCGCCTCCGCCCGCTCCCGCTGAAGTAGCCATGGCCTCCATGGTTGAAGCCCTTGTGGACCTCCAGAGACAACTGAACGACCTGCAAGGCCGCGAGGTTGAGCGTGTTGTGAACCGCGACAAGAACGGCCTGATTGTCTCCATCACGGAGAAGCGGCGTGCGTAGCCGGGAGCAGGAGATTGCCCGAGGGCATGAGGCTGAAAGAATCCTGCGCTCCCCTGTGTGGGAGGAAGCATGGACCTCGTATGAGGAAAAGCTCATGAGTGCTTGGAAAGGTTCCGGCTCTCAGGACGAGCAGAGCAGAGAAAAAATCTGGGTGGCCTACCAGGTCTGCCAGAAAGTGAAAAATCATGTCCAGTCCATCCTGATGACGGGAAAGCTGGCAATCAAACAAGTTGAGGAACTGAACAAATGAGCGAGCAAGCACCAACCCCCGAGCAGAGAATCGCCAACTTCCTGACGCCTGAGCCGCCCCCGAGGGAGGAAGCTGAGGTGAGCGAAGCGCCGGAGGCTTCTTACGACGAAGCCCCGCCAGAGGCTTATGCCGAGGCTTCAGAAGAGCCCGCAGAAGCTTCTGATGGCGAATCTTCCGAGGTCACCATTGAGGAATGGAACCAGCTTGCGGAGTACCTTGGCACCGACCCATCCGAGCTGTACAACCTGACGGTCAACCTCGACACCCCGGAGGGGTCTGAGCGGGTTACGATTGAGCAGCTTAAGGACACCTATAAAGGGCAGCTTAAAATTCAGAAGGAAGCGCAGGCCATTGAGCAGGCCCGTGCGCAGATGGAGCAGCAGTGGAGCCAAGCAGCAGCCCAGCTCCAGCAGAAGGAGCAGCAGGCTGCAGCCCTTCTGCAGTACGTGGAGAACAACTTCCTCGCAGAAATGGGAAGCGTGAACTGGGATTATTTGCGGCAGACTAACCCAGCAGAATTTGCAGCCCAACGGCTGCAGTTTCAGGAGAAGCAAAACCAACTTGCGAACCTGAAAGCGCAGGCGGCAATGAGATGGGACCAAGCGCAGCGGGAGCAAGCGCAGGTGCAGGCGAATCAGGAGCGGGAGCTTCTGGGTCGCGAAGCCAACCTTCTTTACAGCGCCATTCCAGAATGGAGAGACCCGCAAGTCGCAGCGAATGAAAAGCGCGAGATTGCACAGTTTCTCCTCAGTCGAGGTTATGACCCACAGTATGTGGCGTCCATGGCGAACCATCGTGAAGTTCTGCTGGCGCGGGACGCGATGCGGAGCGCCAAGGCGAAGCAGACCGCGATAAAAAACAAGGTGTTCAAGCTGGGGACCAAGACGCTCTCACCGGGCGCTCGCAGTTCAGCCAGCGACCAGGCACCAGATACGCGCAAGCTGCGCGCCAGCCTGAAGAAGTCTGGCAACTACAAAGATGCAGCGGCGCTTATTTCCAAAATGATTGGTTAAGGAGTTTAGAGAATGGCAGTCCCAACCGGAACTTATCAGCGTTATGCCGCAGTCGGCATGCGCGAAGACCTTGAAGACATCATCTACGACATTTCGCCCATGGACACCCCGTTCATGTCGAATGTCAGCCGCAAGAAGGCGACTTCGACCTTCCATGAGTGGCAGACGGACTCTCTGGATGCTGCGGTTTCGACCAATGCCCAGATTGAAGGCGACGACGCCAACACCAATACGGCGGTTGCGACCTCCCGTTTTGGAAACTATACGCAGATTCTGACCAAGGTTCCGCGTGTTTCCGGCACCCTGCGCAGCTCCGACACGGCTGGCCGCCGCGACGAACTAAGCTATCAGATTGCCAAGCGTGGCCGTGAGCTGAAGCGTGACATGGAAGCCTCTTTCCTTGGCACCCAGGCTGCGACTGCTGGCGCTGCGGCTTCTGCCCGCGTCATGGCTGGTGTGGCTTCGTGGCTGTTCGGCAACACCGTTGCCAATGGCACCGCCGCGACCACTGCCGTTGTCACCTCCGGCGCGCCTGTGACGGCCCCGACCTCTGGTACGGCTGCGACCTTCAGCGAATCCATGCTGAAGAGCGTCATCAAGCAGTGCTGGGATGACGGTGGCAGCCCCAACCTGATTATGGTTGGTTCCTTCAACAAGCAGATTGCCTCTGCGTTTGCTGGGATTGCGACCCAGTACCGTGACAACCAGCAGACTGGTCCTGCGACCATCATCGGCTCGGCTGACATCTATGTTTCCGACTTCGGTCAGCATCAGATTGTTGCCAACCGCTTCATGCCCTCTAACCAGGTATATGCGCTCGATATGGAGTATTGGTCTGTTGCTTACCTCCGCCCGATTCAGAATGTTGAACTGGCGAAGACGGGTGACTCCGACCGCAGCATGATTCTGGCTGAATGCACGCTGGTGGCCGACAACCCGAATGCCTCGGGCAAGGTCTACGCGGTCACGACCTCGTAAGGAACCTCAACCTTGGGAGGGGGCAGCCCCTCCCCTTTTTTGGAGCAAGAAAATGGCTGACAAAGGCATGAAGAAAATTAAGTGGATGGACGGCGGCCGTAAAACGGTGACAAAGACCTACAAGGCCGGTAAAATGTTACCTGTTGATGGTCAGGGCTGTCAGAAGGGCGGGAAGCGTGGCAAGAAGGCTTATTGAGCACGACCCTCTTTCAAAGACGAGCGTTTACCACTCCTACGATGACCTGACGAAAGAGACGGTCATCGAGGAGATTCAGGATGTATCTCACATTCTGGAGGTGAACAAGAACACCCAGAACCACGACGTTGGGGGTGGCGGCGGACTAAACGAGTATTCCCGCCAGGGAATCAAGAATGGCTGGTGGCACGTTGCCAGCATCCCAAATTCCGTCATCATGAAGTGGAAAAAAGAGCATGGCGTGGATGTGTTCAACAAGGACCATACAAAAGCCATCACGCGACTACTGAATGACCCGGCATGGCGGTATCTGAGAACAGGAACGGGCCGAGTGTAGATTTGCAGGTTGCAGAGCAAGCCTATGCCCGTGGGGACTTACAGTTCGCCGGGCATACCTGCTCTCAATGCCTTTCCAAAAACCCAGAGGATGTCGAGGCGCTTTTGCTCATGGCAAAGGTGCTTATGGACACAGAGAAATCACCTCTTGCGCTGGCTCTCTCTGAGAAAATCACGAAGCTAGCCCCTAAGGACTGGCGAGGCTGGCTGCTTCGCGGAATGTGCGAAACCTCTCTCCTGCCTGGCTCACCCATGGGGTCCATGCACAAGGCAGAAAGCCTAGCCCCAGACAACCCCGCCATTCTCCGCAGCATGGCCTTTGCGTATGTCTCGTCTTTTGACTTCAAGAAGGCAGAATCCTATGCCCGACGCGCAATCCCTCTCGAAAATCACCCACAAGGTCACGTTGCCCTCGGCTTCGCCCTCCTGCACACGGAGCGATGGGGAGAGGGCTGGGACGAGTACGCTCACGGTATGGGGCACCAAGCTTTTCGAGAGAAGCAGGACTGGGGAATTCCTGAATGGAATGGGGAAAAAGGGCGCCTGCTTGTCTATGGAGAGCAAGGGCTTGGGGACCAGATTGCCTACTGCTCAACCCTCCGAGACGCAAACGTCACACAGCTTGTCTGTCACCCCAAGCTCAAGGCCATGTTCACAGAAACCCTTGACTGCGAGGTGCATGGCGACCAGTTCAAGAAGGAGATTGACTGGCCTGTCCGGGCTGACTTTGCAGTGTCGATGTCCGGCTTGCAGCGATGGCACAGACGCAAGCGGGAGGACTTCACTGGTGAGCCTTACTTAGTCCCGCACCCCGGAAAACAGTTCCAGTGGAAAGCCCTTCTCAGAGCTTTAGGCAAGCGCCCCAAGATTGGGATTGCATGGACCGGAGGAACGGTAGGCGCCCACGGATGGTATTCCAGAAATATCACCCTGATGGACCTGAAGCCCATCATCGAGGGCGTGGACGCGGATTTCATTTCGCTGGAGTACAAGGACCGCAGCGAGGAGATAGATGCGTCTGGGCTGACTGTGCATGACTTTCCATGGGGCACGCAGACGGACAATTACGAAGACACCATCGCGCTTATCTCCTGCCTTGATGCAGTAGTGTGCGTCCCCACGACGGCTTACCATGCGGCCGGGGCTCTGGGGGTTCCGGCAATTGTCATGGTCCACGATACGCCCCACTTCCATGAATGCACGCCCTGGTGGAAATCTGTGCAGTTCTTGGACAGGAAGGGCGATTACATAACAAAAGTGTTAGAGAGGTTGAGGCAATGCGTATCTTTATCGGAGTCGACCCCCGTAGTCCCATAAGCTACAACGTCCTGCAGTGGTCCATCGTGCGGAATGCTTCCAAGCCCGTGCAGATTGTGCCGCTGGTCCTGCCGCAGCTCCCGATTAAGCGGCGAGGGCTTACCGACTTCACGTTTACAAGGTATCTTCCCCCATACCTCTGCAACTATCGCGGCACCAGCATTTTCCTTGACGCCGACATGGTGGTTGAAGGGGACATTCACGAGCTGGCAAGCCACATGGACGGCAAGCACTCGGTCTATGTTGCGAAGCACCAGCAGCGTTTTGAGTGGCCCTCAATGATGGTGTTCAACAATGAAAAGTGCCAACGGCTCACCCCAGAGTACATCGAAGACGAAGATAACGCCCCTCAGTCTTTTGATTGGGCAGATTCTGTCGGGAACATACCCCCGGAATGGAACTTCTGTGTCGGGCACGATGACTATGCTCCAGGCGCTAAACTCATACACTTCACTCAAGGCATCCCGCATTTCGCGGAGTGCCGAGATTGTGATTACGCCGGAGCTTGGTGGTCCGCCTACAACGGAATGACGGCCAACTGCTCATGGCTTGAGCTGATGGGGAAGAGCGTTCACGCAGAGCCCGTCCTGAAGCGTCTGGGGGTCATGTGATACACCCCACCGCCGCTGTCCACCACACCGCCGTCATTGGCAAGCACACCTATATCGGCCCGTTCTGCGTCATCGGCCCTAACGTCACCATCGGCTCAAACAATCGACTGATGGCCCATGTGTGCATTGGTCTGCCTGCCCAGTGGCGGGGCAAGGAATCCAAGGGCACGGTGCGCATAGGCAACAACAATGTGTTCCACGAGCGGACTTCTGTCCACGCCGCCCCTGAGAAGGGCGAGAGCACTATTGTCGAGGATGACTGCTACGTCATGGCAGGGTCAGTCATCAACCACGACTGCTGGATTGAGGCGGGCGTCACCATCTGCGGGAACGTGAATGTGTCTGGGCATTGCCGGGTCATGGCTGGGGCGAATATCGGCATGAATGCGGTTATCCACCAGAAGCAGGTGATTGGCTCCTACGCCATGGTCGGCATGGGCGCTGTAGTGACCAAGCTTGCAAATGTGGAGCCTGGCTCCGTCTTTGCAGGGAATCCGGCTCGATTCATGAAAAAGAATGTGGTGGGGCTGAATCGGGCAAATGTGACGCTCGACAATCTGGAAGAAGAGACCCGCCGCTTCGAGGCTCTTCGACATGATTGAGAATCTCCTTGAAAACCTGAATTTGTATCTGAAAACGCGGGACAGGAGCTTCTATTCCCGCAAGTGGGAGCTGGTGACTAAGGCCGTCGAAGCCTTCAATAAAGTCAACTTTGAAGGCTTTGCATTTCTGTATAACGCTGCTTTCTCCTTGGCATGGCAGTTACAGGACGATTTCAAGCAGGACCAAGTCCTAATCCGGGACCGCATCATAAAGCCCGCACAAGCTTTCCTGAGCCCCGACCCGCTTCCGGGCGGACACAATACCGCTTGGCTGGTAAACAACGCACAGAGGGGCATGTACGCGCCCTGGAAGCATGTGGAGGGATTCCTTGCCGGCCAGAAGCCCTGTTACGTCTACATCTTCTCCTACGCTGCCCCGGAGGCCGTCAAGGACATTGAGGCCATGGGTCACACGGTCAGGGTCTTTGAAGGCGAAACGGGGGAAAAAGTCGCTGGCATACGCGCGGCCTGTGAACTGGACAAGATTGGCACCTTGATTGCAGAGACCTATACCGCCATCCCCTTGACTGTATTTGCTATGCGGTCGGCCCCCGTCCAGATGTACTTGTCCCCAGGCTTTCAGCTCTTCCCGGCGGATGTGACCCTCATTCCCGAAACCCAAGATGTGATGGTCAAATCCTTTGAGATTGTCCCATCGCCCATGCGTCACGATGCCTTATTCCGGGCAGTAGAGCCCAAGGCCCGAGAATACCCCCTAATCTTTGGCTGCCTGTCCCGATACGAGAAAATGTCTGTGGACTACCTCGGGACCGTGGGCCAGATTTTAGACGCCACCGGCGGGGTATTTATGGCCTATGGGCGAGGAGACCTGCCCGACGTACACCCCAAAATCATCAAGTGCGGGATTGAGAAACCAGAGGTAGCTCTAGGGGCCATGGATGTTTATCTGGACACCTTCCCGACCTGCGGAGGGGTGAGCGTCTGGGAAGCGATGGCCGCCCAGGTTCCCGTGATTACTTTGGCCTCGGAAACCATGCAGAGCTGGAACAACCTGAAACCTTATGTGACTGCCTCAAAAAAGCTGTACATTGAGGCTGCCATACAAGCGTCTAGTGAAACGCCACTCAGGAGGCTTATAATTGAGCAAGGTCTTACTCAGGCCCGGAAGTTTGCAGATGTGCAAAAGGCCGGGGCGGCACTGGACAGGATTATAGATAAATGGCAATCACGAACTATTCCGAACTCCAAACCGCCGTCTCCAACTGGCTAGCGCGGTCGAGCCTCACGACTGCTCAGGTTTCCGAGTTTATCTCCCTAGCGGAGAGTCTTTTCAAGCGCCAGCCCCTGCCAAGAACCTCGCCGAATCTGGGAGGGGTGCGCGGCAACAAAACCCGCATGTCTGGCACCCTCACATCCGGCACCAATTCCCTTGCCCTCCCCGCAGACTTTGCGGAGATGGATGCCCTATCCCTGACCACTGACCCAGAGACGCCGCTTGTCTTTGTGTCCCCAGAGCAAGTCCGAAACTTCCGACGGCCTGGCACCGGCAAGCCCAACTATTTCAGCATCTCTGATGTGATTGAGTTTGATGTCACGCCCGACTCGGCCTATGCCTACGCCTTAAGCTATTGGCCGAGCATTGCGGCGCTCAGTAATTCCAACACCACAAACTGGCTGCTGACGAAGTACCCAGACGTCTATTTGTCTGCCTCAATGATGTGGGCGAACCGATATCTCATGGAAGATGAGCAGTCGTCAATGTGGGCCGGCCAGTACAAGGAAGCTGCCGCGATGGCCTCTCAGACATACTTCCGGTCCCGCCAATCCCAGGGGCCGATTAGCATTCAACTGCAGGTGAAGCCTTATGAGTGACGTACAAACTTGGTCAACGACTGCTGCTAGCAACAACTCTGCTGCGCCTAACGGCTTCCCTGAAGGCATGCCGCCAAGCGGCGTGAATGACGCTGCGCGCGAGGTTATGGCTGCTGTTGCCAGGTATCGCGAGGACACCGACGGCGTAAATACCAGTTCCGGCACTGACACCATCACGCTCTCATCCAGCCGCACTATGACGGCCTACGCGCAGGGCGATATGTACACCTTCAAGGCCGGCGGAACCAACACCGGAGCCACCACTTTGAACGTGGATGGCTTGGGGGCCAAGGATGTGCAGTTCAACGGCGCGGCCTGCACTGGCGGAGAGATTATCACCGACCTGATGTACACGGTCGTTTACGACGGAACTCAGTTCCAGTTGATGAATGCTGCCTCGTACCCAGCCATTGACATTGAGACGCTGGAAGTCACAAACATCAAGGCCAAGGATGGAACGGCTTCCGCCACTATCGCGAACTCTACTGGCGTAATGACGATAGCCAGCTCGGTGCTTACAACCACAGACATTAACGGCGGAACGATTGATAACGCGACGATTGCAACCTCTGACATTACTGTGGGGGCCGGCAAAACGCTTGATGTCTCGGCCGGTGCTCTTACCCTTGCCAATGACCAAATCAGTGGAGACAAAGTAGAGGGCGGCACCATTGCGGCCACGACCATTACCACGCTGACTTCGACAACTGGCAACATTACTACGGTTAATGCTACCACTGTTGATACCACTAACATCGAAGTCACCAACCTCAAGGCCAAGGATGGAACGGCTTCGGCCACTATCGCCGATAGCACTGGGAAGGCGACGTTTACAAATTTACTTACGGTTGACGTAAGCGCCCAAGGCAGCGGCTATCCCGGAATAGAAATTAAAAGCGGGCCGGATGACTCGGCAGGAATTAGGCTTAATTATGACGGCGTTGCCCATGCTTCATTTCATTCGTGGGGCTCTCTTGACGGTACATATTTAGGAACCCAGACCAGCACAAAACTTAAGTTGATGACAAATTCTACGGAAAAAGTTGTTATCGATGAAGTTGGCGGTGTTGGAATTGGCACAACTGCCCCCGCCACCCTTCTAGACATCGCCGCCAGCAACAACGGCCTGACCTCTGACACCGCAAACAACACGGTGCGGTTTACTGATACTGATACGACGACTATCGCTAATCAGCCCATTGGCAAGATTGAGTTTTATACTTCTGACTCAGGGAATGCTGGAGTTGCTGGGCATATTTTAGCAACTGCTCGCGGCAATGCTGGCGGCGGGAATATAATATTTGGTGCAGCCCCAAATGGCGGTTCTCCTTCCAACATTTTTCAAGTTACTAATCTTGGTGCGTTTATTTTAAACAGCGCCGCAACAATTGGCTATACCATTGGGGCCGGTGCTGCGGTTACGCAGACGACAAGTCGCACTACGGGCGTCACGATTGATGCCCCCTGCGGGGCCATTACGCTTGTATCAGCAGCTGGCTCAACAACTATTCAGTCTTTCACGGTCACAAATTCTGTTGTGAGTTCCACGGATACAATTATCGTCAATCAAAAATCAGGCACAGACCTTTATAGGATTTATGTCACAGCAGTAGGAACTGGAAGTTTCAGAATAAGCTATGCAACGCTTTCTGGCACGACTACAGAACAACCGGTATTTAATTTCTGTGTTATTGCGGGTCGCGCTTCATGAAGTTCCATGACCTAGAGCACCCGTTATACGCCCTTGTCGCGCAGGCCATTGTGGGCTTTTTGACGGGCGAATGGTTTTGGGGTGGCGTAGTGCCTGCTGCGTTTTTTATTGGCAGGGAGCATGCTCAGGCTGAGTACCGCTGGATTGAGCACTTTGCAAACGGTAAGCGCGCCAACATGCCTTGGTGGGCTGTATTTGATAAGCGCGTTTGGGATGTGCATTCCCTCTGGTGGAACCTGCTCTGCCCGATTGTCTGCGTGGCGGCGGTGAGCTTGGGGGTCGGCTGATGCCAGTTGTGAAACTGCAGTTTGGGCCGTGGCTCCCCGACCAAGGCGATTTGGGCAATCCTGGCGCCACTGTTGCGACCAACGTCATCCCGGATGCGGGGCTATTCCGCCCGTTTTACGGGCTCTCTCCATCAGCTTATACCTCCATCTCGGCCTATGCCAGAGGCGCAATCTCGGCAAACGGAAGCAACGGTTTCTACTACAATTTCGCCGGAGATGAGACAAAGCTCTACAGCCGCAGCAGTGCCTCAACATCTTCTGCAATGATTGATGTCAGCAGGACCAGCGGGGCCTACGCCACGGGCGCTAACAACAATTGGGACTTCGTGAAGTATGGCGAAAAGATTATCGCCACGAACTACGACGATTATCCGCAAATCATCACCCTTGGAGACGCAAATTTCTCAGACCTTTCTGGTAGCCCGCCCAAAGCCAAAACCGTTGCGGTGGTTGGCGATTTTGTGGTGTTCGGGAATCTGGATGAGGGCGGCAATAAAGACGTTCAGAAGTTGAAATGGTCAGGCTTCGGTGATGAAACCGCATGGACGCCCTCCCCCACAACGCAGTCAGATGAGCAGGTTCTGGGGGGAAACTTCGGAGCCATCCTGAGAATTGTCAGCGGTGATTTCGGCTCCATCTTCTGCGAGCGCGGCATCATCCGAATGGACCGCGAGCCGCCGCCAACGGTTTTCGGATTGTACCCTGTCGAAAGGAAGCGCGGGGCCATAGCGTCTGGCGCAATTTGTGATGCTGGCAATGTCATGTTCTACATCAGCAACGATGACATCTACGTTTTCAACGGAAATGAAAGCCAGAACATCGGAGCGGGGAAGGTTGCGCGCACCATATTGGCTGACATGGACCCAGCGTACCATCACCGCATGAGTGCCGCTGCCGATGTGACGCGCTCGCTTGCAATGTGGTCTTATGCTGGCTCTGGCAACAACAACGGCCAGCCCAACAAGATTCTGATTTACCACTGGCCTTCTGGAAGCTGGTCAATTGCTGAGATTGAGGCAAACTCAATCTATGCGTATATATCGCCAGGCTACACGCTTGAGGGACTTGATGAAATCTCATCGAGCCTCGATGCGCTTGGCGCATCTCTGGATAGCGCGACTTGGGCCGGCGGTGATTTGGGCATTGGCGCATTCAGTTCCAGCAATGTGCCTAGCACATTCAACGGCAACGCACTGACAGCTGTCATCGAAACAAAAGAGTTCGAGTCCGCCACAGGCAGCTCTGGCCTTGTGGACCAATGCAGGCCAATAATTGAGGGCGACTCCTCGACCATCACCGTTCAGCACGGGACCAGAGATAGGCAATCTCAGAACACATCCTGGGGCTCCAGCTTCTCCGTGAACAACGATGGCGCTTTTGATGTCAGGAAGGCGGCGCGCTATCACCGGCTCCGCTTCACCGTTGCTGGAGGTTTCACCAAAGCCCTTGGGGCGGACATCAGGGTAAAGCAGAATGGTAAGCGATAGGTCGCAACTCTTTGGTGGGAGGCTGGCAAATTTACATCCAGCCACAACCACTGTGCAGACACTGTTTACTGCGCAAGCAACAACGGAAATCACGCGCATTCAAATTTGCAACGTGACCAACAACAACGTGGACTACAGCATTTTCCACGATTCAAGCGGCGGCACCTACGCAACGGCATCGTCTCTGGTGTATTCCAAACAGGTCTCTGGAAGAGGAATTGAGGTGATTGAAGCCGCTTCGCAAGGCTCTGGCATCACGATGGCGAAGGGCGATTATCTCGGCGTGTCCACCTCCGCCGCAGACCATTTGGTTTTCAACGTCTACGGCATAGTCCAGAAAGTAAGGTAATACCATGGGCGACAGATTGCGTGATTATGGGTTCATGAACCCTTTTCGGAGCCATGTTCACGGCTCTAATTACGATGCGTCCAAGGCTTATTTGTCTGGCGGCGGGATTGACCAGTGGCTTACTGATGTTTCCACCTACAATAAAATTCTGACCGATTTTGGTATTCAGTCACAGATTGAATACAAGCAGCCAGACGGTACTTGGTCTACAAATGCTCCTTCTAATTTTAAACCAACAAACCTTATCAAAAGCGCCTTTCAAGGCAAGGAAACCTATGAAGTAGACCAATGGGGCAATAAAGCGCAAAACGCATATCCAAATGCTGTTTTCCCAACTGTTCCAGAATATCGGTGGAAAATTACCGGAAATGTTGCTGGAGCTAACACCGCATTAAAAAATGCCGGGTTGCAAGGAAGCTATAAAGGCCCCAGAGGAGATTTATTTTACACCGGGGCATATATACCGCAAACAATAAACGGCACTAAAGTTCAGGGCGGTACAAAAACATCAGGTGTTGCTGGTACGTATTATATAAACAGCCAAGACCCTCTTGGAGCAGGAATTAGTGGGGCATCTGATGTATTGGGCCGCTATAATGGTGAGTCTGCTCCTTCTTTTAGAATTGCACCAATTAGCGGTTCTAATAAGTGGAATGCTTCTGAGCCCAGATATATTGGTGGACATCTGAATGATGAATCTATAAATATCGCAAAAGAGTTTTTTGCAGACCCTAATGTTGCGCCCCTGAGGACTGACCCGACACGGCTCAGCCAAGTATTATCTTCCACCCCACAAATACGCGACACCATTGGTACATATATCAATGACACCGCCTCTTACTGGCGCTCACGCGATGACGGAGGCGGCGCTCTAGGGGTTATTGCAAGTGGCCTCAGCGGCGTAGCCCAATTTGCCTCTATGGCCGCAGGCCTTCATGGCCTTATGGCTGGCCTTGGCGGTCTTTTTAGTGGCGCCGGCCTCGAAGGCGCGTTCAACCTTGGACTGGAAGCCGCTGGCGGAATGCCGGACATCGGCGGTGTTGTGGGTGGCATTGCTGGCAGCCCTACGGTTGGCAATCTGGTCAACGTGGGCGTGGGCGGCATTGTTGGCGGAGAAGCGGGCGGCGTCCCAGGCGCTTTACTAGGCGCTGGCGGTGCTGCCATTGGCGCTGGGATTGACGAGGCCGGGGGTGTAACGGAATTTCTCAACAACCCCTTTGGCTCTTTGGGCGGGGCATTTGGGCTGACGAGTGGTAATACTGGCGGGCTTACTGCTGCGCAGATTTCCGCAATGGAAGAGGCCGCGCAAGTAGGCCCCGGAAGCATCGCGCAAGTTACCCCGGCCTCCAGCATCGGCCAGAACGTCATCAGCACTGACTACGCTGGCGGAATACCGCATGAAGTCGTTGAGGTCTTTGCAGACCCAGGCGACATCTCGCAGCTTGCGGGTGGCGGCTTTGGGTCTGCGGCTGGCGGCGCTGCTGGCTCTACAATTGGACAGATATTGACTGGGAACGGAGCGGCAGGCGCTGGCTCGCTGGATGTGGGCGGGCTTTTGGACACTGGGGCGCCGGCTATCGGTTCTCCGGGCTCTCCGACAGGCAGCATTCAGTCCGTTGTGCCAGGCGCTGGAACTTCAATGGGCTCAGGGCAACCCGGCGCTACACCTTACGGCGAAGTCGGCTCAGAAGGATTGCCGACTGGGCAGCCCGGTCCATATTCAGATGCTTACGGGGCCGGCATGACTGGCGGCCCACAAGGCGGACTCTTGACCGACATGACCAATGAGGAAATGCTTGCCGCTGCTGGCGCTGGTTTGCTCGGAGGCGCTGCTCTGCTTGGCGGTACTGGCTCCGGTGCCACAGGTTATGGAGCCACTGCGGCTCCTTATGGTGGCGAAGTTTACGGCACCACGGTTTATGGAGCGGGCGGCGATGGAATGGGCGGAGATGGAACCGGCGGAGATGGAACCGGCGGAGATGGGAACTTCAGGTTCAATTTCCCGAGTTTTGATTTTGGCGCGGCCCCGCAGGTGATGGGAGACCTCGGAGAGCTTCTGTCTGGCGGAAAAGTCGGCGCAAAAACCAAAGGCGGCAAATCGCCTTACAAACGGATAAAATCTCCGCCACGACGACGCGGAATCACAGTGAGGAGAGCCTGACATGGCAGAGATGGTCACAAGCACGCAGCAGCAAACCTCCAGCACAACGCCATGGAGCGTGCAGGCTCCGTACATCCAGACTGGTTTTGAGGAAGCGCAGAACCTTTACCAGAATCCGTTTGAGTTCTATCCAGGCAGGACTGTTGCCCCATTCAGCGGGGCAACACGAGGCGCGCTGCGTGACATTGTTTCACAGAGCCAGAACAACCCTTACTTGTCAGGCGCAACCGATTACTACAATCAGAGCGTCGGAGGCGGGTTTCTGCCCACCCCGGACAATCAGTATTCCTTTTCCGGCGGCGGTGTCGGCGGCCCCTCAATGTCAAGCGGCAATCCGTACCTCGATGCCATGTATCAGGCGGGAACTGCGGCCACCACCCGCAATTTCATGCAAAACGTGGTGCCAGGCATTGGCAGTCAGTTCGGCATGTCCGGGCGCTCCGGGAGCCCCGGCATGATGAATGCCCTGCAGGCGGCATCCACCGGATACGGCGAGGGCATGGGCAATTTTGCAGCAAATCTCTATGGCACAGCTTACGAGAATGAGCGCCAGCGCCAGCAAGAAATGGCGATGTTTGCTCCAAATCTGATGGAAGCACAGCGCGCCTCAACCGCAGCAGCACTTGAGGCAGGCCAGTTGCGTGATGAGCAGCGCCAGCGCCTCATTAACGCCCGCCGCGAAAGATTCGAGTTTGGGCAAGAAGAGCCTTGGAAGCGGCTAGAGCGTTACATGGGTGCGGTCGGCGGTCCATACGGCAGCGAGAAGACAGCCACAACAACGACGGAGCAGCCTGTTTACTCGCCGGAGTGGTGGCAGACCGCGCTTGCCGCTGCCGGTGCCGCTAGCGAATCGGGCCTGCTTGACGATATTTACGAGCAAATTAAGAACATTTTCGGGGGCTAAAGATGGCCGGAATCTCTGACTCAATCAATCAGGGCCTGACTCGGCTCTCCCAGAGCCCGCTTGGGATGGCGAGCATGGGCCTGCTGATGATGCCGCAAAAGTCTTTGGAGCCCATCAACCCCATGGAATATGCCATGCAAGGCATGCAGATGGGCGTGCAGAACCGGCAGAGGGCTCAGCTTCTGGAGCAGCAGCAGGCTGAGAATGCAAGGCGAGAAGCGCAATACCTCATGGAGATTCAGGAGTATCAAGACAGAGTCCTGAAAGCAAAACAGGAAGAAACCCAGCAGCAGCGCATGTTAGATGCAATTGGGGAATTCAGCATGGGCCTAGACCCCGTGCAGCGCCTTGCTTTTGATGCTTTGCCGCTTTCTGAGAAATCAAAGGTTATTGTTGCTCAGCAGTTCCCGACCACTCAAGAAGGGCGTCTTCCTGCTGCCAGCATTCAGGAATTTAATCTTGCAAGAGCGGAGGGCTATACAGGCTCTTTTAATGACTTCCTTGCCAGCAAGAGAACCCAGCCATCCCCTAACATGCAGTTTATTCCGACGGCTGAAGGAATTATGGTTGGGAATACCCGCACCGGAGGCCTGACAATGGGCCAGCCGGGGGTTTTGCCTGCTGCAGTTGACCCAAGGCTTGCGGGACAGCAGGCGGAAGCGAAAGCAGGAGGGCAGGTTAGAGGCACAAGCGCGGCGCAGTCAGCCATTTCATTCCCAGAAGCGCAGGCCAAAGCCCAATACACGCTTAATCTAGTGGATGAGCTAGTGAACCATCCCGGGCTCTCCGGGGCGGTGGGCGCCCCTGGGGCTGGAAAGGTTGCTGCAAGAATCCCGGGCACCAAGGAAGCTGGCTTTATGTCCCTGCTGAATCAAATTCAGGGACGGCAGTTTTTGGAGGCATTTGAAAGCCTTAAGGGTGGCGGGCAAATTACTCAAATCGAGGGCGATAAGGCAACTCAGGCCATCTCACGCATGAATACGGCGCAAAGCGAAGCCGAATTTAAAGCCGCAGCCAATGAATTTAAAGGCATTGTTTCCAACGCCATTCGCCGCTCTCAGGCAAAAGCCGGCGGGAATGCGACCATGACCCCGGGGGGCATGCCTGTCAATACTGATATGCAAAGTGGCGGATATCAGCTTTCCCCAGCAGGGCAAGCTGCATATGAAAAGTACGCGCGATAAGCAAGTCAAGCGAGATAAATTATGCCCACTTTGAAAGAGCTTGAATCCGCATTATTGAGGGCTGAAGCGGCTAATGACACGGAAGCCGCTATGGCAATAGCGCAGGACATGCGCGCAATGATGGGGGCGCCCGCCCCTGTAAGCACAGCCCCCACTGCCCCTCAGCCAAGCATGCTTCAGCAGGCGGGAGAAATGCTGGATATTCCTGACATCATGCGTGGCGCAGGCATTACGGCTAGAGGCGCTTTGCCTTATGCCGTCGGCGCTATGGCTGGCGCTCCTGCTGGCCCTCCGGGCGTTCTCGCAGGCTCAATGATGTTGCCTGCTGCAGAAGCCTTGACGCAAGCCACAAACGTAATCCTGCCAGAGCAATATCAAATCCCTTCTCCGACCATGGCGGCTGAGAACCTGATGACTCGTGCTGGCCTGCCTATGCCGGAAACCACGGCAGAACGTGCCATGCAGTCAGCCGCAGGAGCGGTGACGGGAGCAGGAACTCAGCTTCCAGCGCTTGCGAGGTTTGCCGGGACTGCGGCTTCTCCTGCCGCGCGAGAAACAGCCGCTATGCTTGCTCAGGCTCCCGGCAGGCAATTAGCCGCCTCTGCCCCCTCCGCAATGGCCGCACAAGCCACGACAGAAGCTTATGACAGCCCGGCGCTTGGGCTTCTGGCTGGCGCAGTCACTGGCGCTCCGTTTGGCATGGGATACCGGCAAAGCAATGCGCCTTCTTCGGTAGAGCTTTCAAATATTGCAAAAGACGCTTACCGCCGCGCAGAAGAGGCTGGGGTTGCATTTGCTCCAGAAGCTTTCGCAGGCCGCATGAGCAGCATCGCCGCTGATTTGCGTAAAGAGGGATACCGCCCAGGAGCCTACCCCAAGATTGATTCTGCGCTTGCGGAGCTGACAGACCCGAATGCGCCAAAGGACTTCACGGAGCTGACGACGCTGCGCAAGTTCATCCGTAATGCCCAAGCCAGCACAGACAACACGGAGCGCCGCATTGCATCAATGCTCAAAGATGAATTTGATGATTATGTTGCGTCTGCGCCCACCACTGATGTCATTGGCTCTGGCACTAAAGGAGGAATTGCTGCTTGGGAGCAAGCTAGACGCGCTTATTCAAAGGAAATGAAGGCAGAGATTTTTGAGGACATGCTGGCCAAGGCAGAGCTTGATAAAACCAAGTTCGTGCAAGCCGGCCCTGAAAATTCCATGGCCCAAGAACTTAGAAAGCTTGCGTTAAATCCCAAGAAAATGCGTCTTTTCTCAAAGGCAGAGCAAGAAGAAATTAGGAAAGCCGCGAAAGGCACCAAAACACAAAATCTTCTTAAGTTTTTTGGGCGTTTTGCCCCCACCGGCCCTGTAAACATTATTCCCATGGGCGGTATGACTTTATATGACCCGACAATAGGGGCTCCTTTGGCGCTTGGCGCGATGGGCGCTAGGGTTGGCGCTACCGCTTTGCGCCAGCAATCTTTAGAGAGACTGGCTGACACTATGCGCATGGGCGGGCCTGTTACGGAATCCACTATGTTCCCAGCAATTACCGCAGGCCGTGGTTTGCTTTCACCTTATGTGCCGCCGCAATGAAGCTCAGCGAAAAGCAGCGCAGGTTCACCAAGCTGGTGGGCCTGCTGATAGAGTATGCTTACAAGAACGGCATGGAACTCACGCTCGGTGACGCTTATCGTTCGCCCGAGCAGGCAAAACAGAATGCAGCAGCCGGCACAGGAATCGTTAACTCTCTCCATTGCGAACGGCTGGCAGTGGACTTTAACCTCTTTATTGACGGCGTGTATCAGACGGATTCTGCCGCCTATACTCAACTTGGGGAGTTCTGGGAAAGTCTCGGAGAGGACTGCGCCTGGGGCGGAAGGTTCAAGCGCCCCGACGGCAATCATTTTTCAATCAGACATGGCGGGAGAGCATGAGTGGAATTGAGTCACGACGTGGTGCGCCACCAAGTCCAGATTGAAAACATCCAGCGAGAGCTGCATGAGCTGCGAGAGGATGTGAAGCAAATCACCATCATCCTGAACAGGGCCGAGGGTTCGTGGAAAACAATGGTGATGGCTGGCGGGGTTGTGGCGGCCATGGGTGCTGGGGTTACTAAACTTCTTTCAATGCTTCACTCATGATTGCTGACGCCATTGCCGGAGTCATAGGCAAGGTCATTGACCGAGCCTGGCCAGACCCCACACAGAAGGCTCAGGCCCTGCTGGAGCTAGAAAAGCTCAAACTGGATGGGACATTCCGCGAAATGGAGCTGTCCATCAAAGCCATCACGACGGAAGCGCAGAGCGCAGACCCGTGGACTTCTCGCGCTCGCCCTACTTTCATGTACGTCTTTTACGGCCTCATCATCTCTCTGGTGGTCATTGCTCCTGCCTTGGGCATCGCAGCACCTGACCAGATGAGTCAGTTCTTTGCGAACGTCAAAGCAGGCTTTGAGGCCATTCCAGAGGCTTTGTGGTGGACTTTCTCCGCCGGCTACCTTGGGTATACTGGGGCTCGGACATTTGAAAAGAGGGCAAAATGAAAGGTCTGTATGCAAACATTCATGCTAAACGTGAGCGCATCAAAGCTGGCTCTGGCGAGAAGATGAAGAAGCCTGGGGCCAAGGGCGCTCCGACAGCCAAGGCATTTAAGTCGTCAGCCAAGACCGCCAAGAAGGGGAAATACTGATGGCCGCCGGAATGAAGCACTATTACAAGGACGGGCGGGAGCACAAAGGCGCGACTCACAAGGACGCAAGCGGAAGACTGATGTCAGGGGCAAAGCACACGGCCTCTAGTCAGTATTTGGTGCATAAAAAAGCGAAGCCTAAGAAAAAGTAATTTGCAAAAGCCCGTCTCTGACGCCGACCTCAAGAAAACAGCAGAGGCCTTTCTTGAGCTGGGCGCCACTCAAGCATCAATAAAACTTCGCATCAGCAACAATGCGCTGCATAACCGCTTGCGTCGGTATGAAGAGCAGTTCGGCGTCATCCTCCCAAAGCAGACCAAATTTCGGAACAAGAACCGGCATCCAGAATTCAGTGTTCCAGACCTGCCTGAAGACGACATCCCCGTTGAAGAACTTCTAAAGCACCGCAAGCGCCAGTTTGCGCAGAAAGCCGCACACGAACAAGCCCGCAAGTTGATTCCTGTTGAGGTTCACCTTGAGGGCGCTATAGCCATTCTTCACCACGGCGACCCTCATGTTGACGATGACGGCACTGACGTTGTAGCTCTTGAGAGGAACCGAGAACTCTGCATCAAGACTGAGGGCCTCTTTTCAGCGAATGTTGGAGACCTCACCAACAACTGGGTTGGGAGACTCGCAAAGCTTTACGGCGACCAAGGGACAAGCGCCAAACACGCATGGGCACTTGCTGAGTGGTTCATCTCCGAGCAGCCGTGGCTGTACATGATTAGCGGGAACCACGACGCCTGGAGCGGAGAGGGCGACCCCATCAAGTGGATAGCCCGCCAAGCCAGGGCCCTTTATCAGTCTAGTGAGGTCAGGCTAGACCTCCGCTTTCCCAATGGCCGGAGTGTCAGAGTCAATGCCCGCCATGACTTTGCTGGGCATTCCCAATATAACCCGGTGCATGGGCAAACGAAGGCGACACTGTTTGGGGTTCGCGACCACCTTGCCATTGCTGGTCATAGGCATACCTCTGGCTATGGAGTCTTGAAAGACCCACAGACAGGCATCATCTCGCACCTGGTTCAGGTGGCTTCATACAAGTTATATGACCGCTATGCTCGGGACAGGGGCTTCCGGGATATGCACCTCAGCCCCTGCGTGGTCACGACCATCAACCCAGACCTCCCTGAAGAACATCCAGACATGATTAAAATCTGGTGGAGCCCGGAGGCCGGGATTGACTACCTCAAGCATCTCAGGAAGAAGCGTCGCTCCTAGGGTCTTTCCCGGCCAGCATCGAAGCGTAAAATAAAATCTTCTCCGCATCCCGCTCGCCCTTAAGGCCAAGCCTCCAAGTGTACTTCGCTATCTGGCCTCTGAGAAACCCTTGCCACTCCTCCTCCGTCAACTGCGCCCGGATGGCGTCGATGCACTCCACAGCACCCTGCGTGTAGTGGCTTGGGCTGATGACTTCGTCAGTCATGCTTGCCTCGCTCCCGAATCTCAAACCCACACCGCCACGCCCCGCCAGCCGCCGAGACTTGGTCGTCGTACTGCAGTTCATCTTCCACCCAGTCACAAATCTCGGCGCACGCCTCACGGATAAAACCGGCAAAGCGTTCCAATTCATCAAGGGTCATGACCACATCCACCGATGCTAACCCCGCTTCCTTCGCCAATCGCATGATGTCTTCCCTAGTCATTCTGCCCCCTTCCTGTAGGCCCGCCAACATTTTTGTAAGCATACCCGTGGAGCATTTTCCAAAAACTCCCGCCCCGCGATTTCATCCCGCACATTCGTGACGCGGCACGCTGGGAAATTCCTTTTTCCCACACCATGACCCGAATCTTCTCGACCTGCTCATCGGTGAATTTACGCTGATTCATGTAACCACCTGTCGCGAGGTGTCAGGAAGTCCTTACCCCACTGCACCTGGTGCCGCCATGCCTGCCGGTATGCCGTTGCATGTTCATATTTGAGGCTTTCCAGCTTCCAGAGCCGCAGGCGCTCATACTCCTCAGCAGCGTGAGTGAACTGGTCAAACCATTCGGTGGCGTCCTCGGAGTCATCCTCCTGCCAGGCCTGCCACATCTCATCTTTTGATGGCTTGGCCTGCAGGGTCTTTGCAATCTCCCGCAGGCGCTTGTTCTCCTCCCGCAGCCTGACAACCTCATTCAGCAAGTTGTCGGCAATCTCCATCAGATGAGCTTGTCCAATCTCTGGGCATGCTCCTCGCACTTCTGTTTCGCTTCCGCACATGACACAAACCTCCCCAATTGCTCTCGCCAAATGACCCCTGAATTGCGCGGTTGCCATACCGCATCCCACTTCCCAGAGACGGGTCGTATTCTGTACGCCCCAGACTCCAGCCTTACTTTGTCCCGACTACGGACCCATTTCATTCTGGCCCACCGGGTTCACATTCCGTGGCGGGAGTGGGTTCTTGTGGCGCCTGACGGCCTCCAGAATCCTCACCCCCAGCCCGTACTTGGGTTCCGCCGTGTGGCCTGAAGCCAGCCTGGCGAACGTGTGCGCCTCGCACCCCACAATCTGGGAAGCGCGCTTGGCGCTCCCCGTGGCCTCAATGAATTCAGAACAAATTTGTTTCCAGTCCATCATAGGGCTCCCAACAAAAATGTCAAGAATCCAAGCAAAAATCCAGCAGCTCCTGTGGTCATATCAACCTCCTTAGAAGGGTACGTCTTCAAGCTTGTCGTCAATGAAATTGGATTGCACAGCCTGCCGGGCTTGTTGCATTCCCTGTTGGCGGGCTCCGTCCTTCTCCTTAAGCTTTAGGCTCATGTAGGTGGTGCCCTTCTTGCTCTTGGTGAGCCAAGCAGAGAGGTAATACTCCTCACCCCCAACCGTGACCTCTCCCCGGTAGTCCGGGTGCTTCTCGGTCTCCTTGCGCTCGTTCTTAAATAATGCGCCTGAATTGTCTTTGTTCATGTTTTTTCCTTTACCTGTTTCAGCCACGTTTTTACATTCTGGTTGAGCACCGCCCAAACCAGCGCCTTACGTTCAGGGGTGGTCAGCTCGTCCATCAGTTGGATTGCGACCACTTCATCCTGGTTGTTGAATGCCTCCTCAAACATCCCCTGATACTCCAGTCGGGCCTGAGCCGCTGCCTGCTCCAGCTCCCGATGCAGAGCCTTCTGTTTGGTGTTTAGCCTGCTGAATGCCTGCTTAAACGCCCCCTCATCCTGTGCCTGTAGCGCAAGCAGAGGCCAGCCATCGAGCTTTGCCATTGCGTCCATGACTACCCCAAGGCCGTTAGCCTCAGAGGGCTCAGAACGCTCCTCAATCGGCAGGTCTTCTCCGGCATAGATGTAGAGCCCGAGCCCATGGAGCGCGATTGCCTTGACCAGGCACCGCTGGATACTTGTGTTGATGTGAAAGCTGTCCGGCTGGGCTATGGGCCTGTTTCGGTTGTCCAGAACCGGGTGGAGCTGGGACAGCGTCAGGCCGTCAACGGTCACCGCCACCTCGACAAAGTAACCGCACTCGGTCTTCAGGAACGGCAGGCCGTCAAACCGAATAACCTCCCATGTTGCGTCAGGCGCCACCCGCCGAATCTCAGCGACGGCATAGGCCCAAGACAGGTAAGAAAACCCGTTCTTCTTCTCGATTTTGGCGCCGACATCAATGGCCGCCAAGGTTGTAAATGCGCTCATGCCCCCTCCCCCTGCTGTTCTTTTGTTTCATGCAACAATCCCAAGTCAGACACTTTTGAGAAAAGTGACCGTGCTTTATGCCGCGCCGGATGCGGGGACTGAAGAGCATGCAATGTCATTGCAAGCTCTCGGATGATTCCTTTTAAAAAATCAACCTCAGTTTTTTTCTGTGGAGGAGCATAGCTCTTAAAAAGCTCATCATTCAGGAGCGTAGAAAGCCGCCAACCTTTATCGCTGTGTAGGAGCCCAAATTCATACGGTGGCAGTTTGCCCTTACGCTCCAATGCTCGAACGCTGTTTGGGTGTATTTCAAGCCAAGCCGCGACTTCTTTCACATTCAGGATAGGGTCTTGCGTGACATCGTGCGGGGTAAACATCTTGAACTCTATTTCGTAGAAAGTTTGCTTTTTCATACCCCCTCCCTCTCCCACGCCACTTCTTTAAACACATGCTTGACCTCTGACCTGACCTGCCGACGGATGATGTCCATCACGCAAGCGCCTACCGCGGCCTCCTTAGCCCCGCCCATGTGGCTTTGGAACGCCGCAGACAGAATGTCTGCCAGAATCATTGCGTCCCGTTCGATAGCCTCCCCGATGCCTGCTTGGTTCCACGGGCTAGACAGCCAGTGCACGCACAGCCTGGCAATCTCCTCCTCGGTCAGCATGTCCCAGTTGTCAGCGCCCGCGTCGTAGCACTTCTTGACTGCGTTCTTCATGACCCACCTCCATTGATTGACGGTTCTGATTTTATAGACAGCTACACTTATGTCAAGTACAATTTTACGCATGACACGCACGGAACAGGCCAGAGCCTTCATCAACAGCAAGAAAGGTCAGTGGCCCGAGCTGTGCAGGCAATTGCAACTTGGTTACGAATGGATGGGCAAGTTCTCGCGGGGACACATCAAGTACCCAAGCGCGGAGAAGGTGGACGCAATCATTGAGTTTGCGAGGAGGGAACGTGAGGAATGACTTCTTTTCAGGACTGGCCTACTGCATTCCGGCAGGCCTTGTATTGTGGGCAATCATCATCATTATTTGGGAGGCTCTATGACACAGAAAGCACTTGTTTTGAAGGCCCTGCAGAAAGGGCAGAAGCTAACCCCGCTGGAGGCACTGAACAAAGGGATGGGCATGCGGCTGGGGGCGCACATCCACAAGCTCCGACAGCAGGGATACGACATCCGTCGAAACCTAGTCAAGCGCGGACCCTCGCGGGTTGCGCAGTACTACATGCCCTGCTAGGGTGGCCCTGCGCCTAGCCTGACCAGCGAACGAAGGACCACCCCACCTCCCCTCCTTCTGGCGCATCTAAAAGCCCGAGAGCCTCCTTCCTCGGGCTTTTTTTTGCCTGCAGGGCAGCCCCATGTCGAGGCGCAAGAACAATTCTGTTTTTGTCCAAGCCCACTCTTGGTTGCTAGCCGCAAGGGGCTTGACCTATTTTTTTGTCAGCAGTAAGGTGGCCGAGGGCTAGTGTATGCAGCACGAAAGGGAAGCCT